AATACCACAAATACTAAATGACCAACAACAAGAACTTTTGAAAAACTATAAACTAGCTTCTGTTACAGATACAGATTTCTGTTGACAAAAATACCAAAGTTTGGTATTATATAAACATGATGAACGAAGGAGTGAACTTATGTCTGAGATGATTGACTATAAATTTGACGAAGACCGTCTAATTTCCGAATTGAAAGACTATATAGATAGTACATATGATGCACACTACTCGCAGACAAAGTTTCAAGCAACAGAGTTTATTTTTGACTCTGGTCATGGAATGGGTTTTTGTATCGGTAACGTTTTGAAGTATGCTCAACGATATGGACGTAAAGATGGTTACAATAGAAAAGACTTGATGAAAGTCTTGCATTATGCTATGATGGCATTACATTTACATGATAAGGAGGATTTGAGTGGAAATTCAAGTAACAGTTGAAGAGTTGCGAAAAAGAAAGATTATGGTTTGTACTCCAATGTATGGAGCCATGTGTACTGGTCAGTATTCAAAATCTTGTACTGATTTAGGTATCATGGCTACTAATTATGGAGTACAGTTAGGATTTCATTATCTTTTCAATGAATCTCTTATCACCCGCGCAAGGAACTATCTAGTAGACGAGTTTATGCGTTCTGATATGACGCATCTTATGTTTATCGATAGTGACATTGGATTTGATCCAAACGACGTTCTAGCAATGGCTGCTATCGCTGATCCAGAGTCAGATAAAGATATTGTTTGTGCACCATATCCAAAAAAGACTATTGCTTGGGAAAAGATTAAACGTGCAGTAGATAAAGGATTTGCTGACGAAAATCCAAATAAACTAGAAAAGTTCGTCGGAGACTTTGTTTTCAATCCAGCCCCAGGAACTGATCAACTCCGTGTTGATGAACCGGTAGAAGTACTAGAAGGTGGTACTGGATTTATGATTGTTCAACGGCACGTATTTGAAAAATATACTGATGCCTATCCAGAACTACTATATACACCAGATCACGTTAGAACTAAACATTTTGATGGTTCGCGTCAAATTATGGCATTCTTTGATACAGTAATTTGTCCAGATTCAAATAGATACTTATCAGAAGATTACATGTTTTGTCAATGGGCTAGAAACATTGGCATTAAAGTGTGGATGTGTCCTTGGATGCGTCTAACACATATGGGATCCTACATGTTTGGTGGTTCCCTCGTCGATTTAGCACAAGTAGGAGCTGCGGCAACTGCTGATGCTGAATTACTCTCTAAATATGCAAAAAAGTGAGGTAAATTATGAAACTATCTGAACAGACTCTTGAAGTACTACAGAATTTTTCGAGTATCAACCAATCTCTCCTATTCAAGGAGGGTAATGTTCTTAAAACAGTCTCACCACAAAAGACTGTTCTTGCTGAAGTAATGGTCGAAGATACCTTTGAACGACAGTTTGGTATCTATGATCTTGGACAGTTTCTTTCTGCTGTATCATTAATGGAGGCACCAGAGTTGGAACTAAACGATAACTCTGCTAATATTAATGATGGTAATGGCACTTCGATTGATTATCGTTATGCCGATCCATCGATGATTGTAACACCGCCAGAAAAGGAATTGACTCTACCTGACGTAGATGCCAGTTTTATTTTCACCGAAGACAATCTAAAGGATGTTCTTCAAGCAGCCCGTGTTCTTGGTCTACCAGAAGTGATTGTAGAAGGCGTTGATGGTAACATTGTTGTTGGTGCTGGAGACTCAAAGAACTCTTCAATGAATCGTTATACTAAGAAGGTTGGTAAGACAGAAAGTGAGTTCCGACACGTCTTTAAGGTTGACAACATGAAGATGATGATGTTAGACTACAATGTAGAGATTTCTAGTAAGGGAATCTCTAAGTTTAGCACAAGAGATGGGAGGGTTACATACTTTATTGCTACTGAATCCCGCTCTTAATGAAAGGTCTATATTATGTCAATGGGTGATTATCTATGGGTGGAACAGTATCGTCCACCCAGCATCAAAGAGTGTATTCTACCAGAGCGTTTGAAGAGTGTATTTCAAGCATTCGTAGATAAGAATCAAGTTCCAAATCTCCTCCTTTCAGGCGGTCCTGGCGTCGGTAAAACAACCGTCGCTAGGGCACTCCTGAACGAACTAGATCTTGATTACATTATCATCAACGGTTCTATGAAGGGTAACATCGATACTCTTAGAACTGAAATCAGTCAGTTTGCTTCTACTGTATCGTTTACAGGTGGTCGTAAATATGTTATTTTAGACGAGGCTGACTATCTTAATCCACAATCTACTCAACCTGCTCTTCGTAACTTTATGGAAGAGTTCTCTAATAATTGTGGGTTCATTCTAACTTGTAACTTCAAGAATCGTATTATCGAACCTCTTCATTCTCGGTGTAGTGTAGTAGACTTCACTATGACAAATAAAGAGAAGGCAGGTCTTGCTTCTCAGTTTATGAAGCGTGTTGAGAATATCCTCAAGATGAAGGGGGTTGAGTTTGATCAGAAAGTTATCGCTGAACTGATTATGAAACATATGCCAGATTGGCGACGTGTTCTAAACGAACTTCAGCGATACTCTGTTACAGGTAAGATTGATGTCGGCATTCTCACTACACTAAGTGACGAATCCTTTGATTCTCTTGTTTCTATGATGAAAAATCAAGACTTCACGGGTATTCGTAAATGGGTTGTTGATAATGCTGATATTGAATCATCTACACTGTTTCGTAAACTATATGATTATGCAAACAAGAAGATGAAACCAATGAGTGTTGCTCAGATGGTGTTGATTCTTGCTAAGTATCAATATCAAGCAGCCTTTGTTGTTGACCATGAAATCAATAACGTTGCTTGTCTACTAGAAATCATGACTGATTGTGAATGGTCATGAAACCATTTGACTTTGTAAACGATATCAATCTAGGTAAGAAAGATATCATTACCAATTCTGATAACCCAGAACTAGCGGAGAAAACTTATAATCCTTATCTAACAAATAAGTCACTATCATACTTTCCAGATACGGTACAGTATGCTAATATGATGAATATGAACTCTCATCTAGACCATTTACTACAATATTCGTTTCTAATAAATATTGTGAGAAAACGTAAACGCTTTTCGAAATGGTATAAGAATACTAGTGACGAGGACTTACAAGCGGTGATCGATTATTATGGATACTCGGTCAATAAGGCGAAGGAAGCACTCAAAATTTTAGATGATGAACAACTTGTAACAATAAAAACAAAATTGATGAGAGGTGGAATGAATAATGACCGAATTAAGTAATATGGTAGAAGTACATCTAAAGAATGAAGATGACTTTCTAAAAGTAAAAGAGACACTCACACGTATTGGTGTAGCATCTCGTAAAGATAAGAAGTTATATCAGTCTTGTCATATTCTGCACAAACAAGGCAGATACTTCATCGTACATTTCAAAGAACTATTCGCACTTGACGGTAAGCCTTCTGACTTCATCGAAAATGAGTCAGACATTGGTAGACGTAATGCGATTGCCAATTTATTAGAACAATGGGACCTAGTGACTCTTGTAGATTCTACAAAGACTACAAATCCTGTTGCTCCTTTAAATCAAATTAAAATTCTTCCCTATAAAGAAAAGAAAGAATGGGAGTTAGTGGCAAAGTATAGTATTGGTAGAAAGAAGTGATAAACTGAAAGGAGTGTTTTGTTATGAATAAAAGAACTTTAACAGTTAATTCAGATTTGTGGTTAAACGATACTGGCGATATTCAAGCCACTATTTGGTTTGGTGATGGCAATGATATTGAATTTCCCGCTGTATCGTTATTGAAACTCTTAGAACAAGATTTGTGGGCCCACAAATATCCTCACGACGGAAGTTATGACGAAGAAGGGATTTTGTCGGCCCATAAGCAAATTTCCTTTCTACGTCTACAATTGGACCTTTTTGAAGAAAAGTTAAAAAATCTCAAAATTAGTGAAAAAAAGGGTTGACATTTAATACGAATGATACTATATTAGTAGAGTAAGTTGACTTTGTGATGATGCAAACAAGGAGAAATATGATGCGTAAGTCAATGATTGCCGCTGTTGCGGTTCTAGGTTTGAGTGTGAGTGCTTGTCAGACTACTGATGTTGGTACTACCGTTGGTGGGCTTCTAGGAGCTGCTGGTGGCGGTTTTGCTGCGAACAAGTTTGTCGGCAAGGGTAATGGCAAGAAGCTCGCTACTGTCGGTGGTGTACTTGGTGGTGGGTTGCTTGGTGGTTTGTTTGGTAATTCTCTAGGAATGCCATATGACAATCGATCTGCCATTAACAACAATGCATATATGATTAATAGTAATGGTCAACGTATTGATCAAAATTCTAACAAGATCTACGAATTGAATGGTCGGCAGTATCAGAGGAATTATGATGGTACGATGACTCCTATCATTATTAATGGTCAAACTGGACAACAGAATAATAGTAGTAATTACAATTGTAAGGTTGTTAATAACTACGTGAACTGCAATTCAAATTGAATAGATATGCGACACCTGCATACCTGAGTTACGGTAAAGTGGTGTGACTTTTGGGAGAGTCCAAACTAAATAAAATTGTGATACGCCGAATGGGTATCACACAACATAACCTTGCTAAACTAGGAGGTCAAAAGATGACTAAAGACATTCTTTCCCTATTAAATTCACCATTCTTTGTTGGTTTCGACCGAATCCATGATCGTCTTCATGAATTCAACGATACACTATCAAAGAACGTTCCATCGTATCCGCCTTATAATATTCGTAAGGTCGAAGAGAACAAATATATCGTTGAGATTGCTGTTGCTGGTTTCTCTAAGTCTGATATCGAAATTGAGATTGATGGCGATGTCTTGAAGATTGCAGGTAAGACATCTGACGATAACGATAACTTCTTACATAAGGGGATTGCTAATCGTGCCTTCTCACGGACGTTCAACCTCGCTGACACAATCGAAGTTAAGGATGCGTCTCTTGTCAACGGAATGCTCAAGGTCTTCCTCGAAAACATCATTCCAGACCATAAGAAGCCGAGGAAAGTTAGCATTAACACGGCTAAAGAAGAGACAAAGGAGGCAACACAGTTACTAAATGAGTAAGTTATTTTCAAAGGTAAAAAAGTTTTTCTCATACAGTTGGGAAGAAGATTTTCTAAGCGGCGCTAAGGATCACGCTGAACTCGAAAGACGACAGAAACTTATCGCTAACGGATATACTCAACACTACTCAATCTATACTAGGAAGGGATATATCTAATGGAAGGTCAACTAATCTTCTCAGTAGGAGTGCTTGTAATGGCACTCGGTTATTTCGTCGGAGCAAGTTGGGTCAATAAAGTTTTCAGTTGACATCTATAACTCCATAGACTATAATGGGAGAGTAGCAATGCTCTCCCATTTTTTTTAAGGAGGTTTATCATTTTTTACACTAATGTAGATCGATACGGTAATCAGATTCTGTTTCGTGGTTACAATAACAAGACACAGATTACTAAGAAGGTCAAGTTTGAACCGACATTTTATATTCCCTCGCCAAAGGGTGCATGGAAGACTCTCGACGGACGTACTGTAGATTCTGTACAGCCTGGATCTATGCGTGATTGTAAAGAGTTTATGGATAAGTACGCGGATGTAGATAACTTCACGGTATATGGAACAACCAACTATGTCCATCAATTCATCTCAGACGCATTTCCCAAGACGATTAAGTATGATCGCAATCAGATCAATATCTGCACGATTGATATTGAAGTAGCATCAGAAGACGGATTTCCAGAACCGCGTGATGCTAAACATGAAATCATTACCATCACTATCAAGAACAATAACGGTACTATCTACCACACATGGGGTCTATATGACTTCAATCCAGACAAAAGCGGAATGCCTGTTCTTTATCGTAAATGCAAAAACGAGAGAGAACTGCTACTTGATTTTATTGATTACTGGGCTGATCACATTCCAGATATTCTTACTGGATGGTATTCAGAGTTTTTTGATGTACCTTATCTTGTAAATCGTATTGCAAGAATCTTTGGTGAAGATATGGTAAAATCTTTGTCACCATGGAAACTTGTCAATCAAAATAATCTTTTCATAGCTGGTGTGGAACATCTAAGGTACAATCTGGTTGGTATCACACAGTTGGATTATATCGATGTGTTCAAAAAATTTACATACAACACACTAGGACAACAAGAGTCCTATAAACTGGATCATATCGCTAATGTGATTCTAGGCGAGAAGAAATTGGATTATAGTGAATATGGTTCCTTGCATATGTTATACAAACACGACTATCAAAAGTTTGTGGAGTATAATGTAAAAGATGTGGAACTTGTTGATAAGATTGAGGACAAACTTGGTCTAATCGATTTGGTACTTACAATGGCCTATCGTGCTAAGTGTACTCTTGGCGAGACATTGAAGACCGTTGGCATTTGGGATGCTATTCTATATAATGAGTTCAAATCTAGAAAGATTGTTGTACCGCCTAAGACTGATTCACGGTATGATACAATCGAAGGTGGTTATGTAAAAGAACCACAAATAGGTCTTCATGATTGGGTAGTTTCCTTTGATCTAAACTCTCTATATCCACATCTCATTATGCAATACAATATGAGTCCAGAGACTGTAGTAAATGATATTGTATCTGGAGTAAACGTTGATAAACTACTAGAGATGCCTGATT